CGTGGGGGCATTTCTCCTATGTAGATCGTCCGGGTGCTGGCGGTGCCTGGATAGACGCCCGCGCCGGCGGCATTGAGGGCCGTGGCGATATCTTCTAAGAAAGACATATAACCTCAGATTATCACCAAAATTGGACGGTCAACGATTCCGCCGACTGCCTGCATTTTTTCGCCACAACAAACGATCTCTTTCGGCGAATCTGCCCACTCTTCCCGGCAGCATTTCCGACACTGGAATAAGGTCTTCATGGCTGTACCACCTCGACCAGGTTCAAATTCGTATATTTCACTTCAAAGGAAATTATCGAATCGATGGCCGTCATCATGAGCCATTCCTCCGAGCGCAGTACAACGTATTTCTCATCATAGTCCTCCAGGATGCCCTCGGATCCTGCTTTGTTACCGCCCGGAGTCGGATATACGCCAATGAACACCATCCGGCCCTTGGTGGATTTTAGAAAGTCTTCGAGAAGGCGGCTTGTCATGGCTTGGTGAACACCCCCCAATAGAGATACCGGCTTGCCCAGTCAGCGCAGAAGAATATAATGGCCATGAGAGCCCACTTTACCGCGCCCTGGCGGTCCAGCCACGAGAACGCGCACCTGGAAAGTTTGAAAACGGCGAAGTACTGGTCTCCTTCTTCTAGGCGCTTGAATATTCTTGAGTGCTCTTCGTCATTCGATTTTTGTAGATTATCCAGCTTTTCAATTACCAGGCCAAGCGTTAGATCTCGATTGGCCGGATCCTGGAGGGCGGCTTGGATGGTGTCCATGCAGGCCTCATTTTGGTGAAGTCCGCCCTCTGGTCTGGATCCAGGCCTGCACCACCTGAGGGAGGCCAAAAAGCCCCGCAAGGACGCCTAATGAGATGAACAGCTCCTTCAAGGTGGCCACGTCAACCTTTCCTGAGGCCACCGCGCCAATGGCCGCCAGGGCCATCAGGACGAAGCCTGAGATCATCAGGACGGCTATTTTGAAACCTTCGCCAGGCATGTTGAATCCTCCTCAGATTAAGGCTGCCTGGCGCGGCATAGTACAACCTCCCGGCCAGGAATCTTATTGAAGGTGCTTATCGGGCTTGTGCAGCTCGGATTTCTGTAGCTGGTGCGATAATCGGCCTTCCCCGTCCGCGGATCTACTTCTGCCCTCAGTTCGGCTACTGTATGCGCCCAGTCCTTGCCGTCGATCTTCGCCAGGCATGGATCGCCCAGCGAAATCAATTCTCCCTGGGAGATATTCAGCTTGCAGGTTGCCCAATCCCCATCCCTGGATCTCGCCTCATGAACATGGGATATTTTGCCCGCTGCCTGAAGAGCTTCATAATTTAGCTCTGCCTCCACCTGATCATCGCCCGCGAACCTGGCTGCCTGTGATCGGGCAGAATAGCCGTCAATCGACCCCACGACCTTTGTCACGGCTTTCACGTTTGGAGTCGATTCCCATTCATTATTATATGCAGAATGTAATATGGTTATCTCGCCCTCGGCATGGCCTACGATCTGCTGAGAGAATCCTCCGTGCAAAACTCCCAGCCAGTCAGCCTCTCCTCCATATCCCGCGCCATAATAATCCTGGATGGACCCATTTAATATGGTGATCTCCTGGGCGGCCGTATTTCGCTGCTTGTCTCCACCTTTGGCGAATAGCCTGATTTTATCCGCCTCCAGGACTTTGATCCACTGCTCAGAAGCAAACGGGCCTTCACCGCCCAAGTTGCCTTCGGACGGCTTGCAGGAACACCGCTCCCCATCAAATTCCTTCACGCCCGTCGCTTCTACTCCCACCCAGGCGAACGTAGTAGACGGCATCGGTGAACCTTTGGCATAATGCCCTAATTTTATATCTTTCATTTATATCAACCACCATATTCTAGGATCTATTTTATCGTACATTTATAATAAATTGTTGGGAGACTTAGTTGTCTCCCATCGGGATGGCCGGGGGTAGAGCATACGCTTTCTCCACGCCGCCCATTTCAAGCTGATCGGCATCTACGGACATCTCTCTAGCGTTCTTGATGTCATCGATCATGGTCTGGATCTTGCTATCAAAAGACGCCTTCAAGCTTTCCAGATTGCGGATGGTCTTGGCATCCTCACCGAACGCCAGGGTAGCACCTGCTCCGGCGCTCTGGCCTTCGATAATGGCAGACTGGATCTGTCTAGCTTGCTGGTTCACTATTTTCATTGCTACATCCAGGCCGTCATAGACGATGAGCCCGGTTACATTTTTCAAATCTTTGATGGTCTTTGGCAAATTATATCACCATGCGCCAATTTTGGCACTATTATTGTTTTCGTATTATGGTCCTTCTCATAACTATCTGGGGATTCCGGGTTTCTTTGATGCGCCTGATCCGGATCTCCAGCCAATCGAGAACGCTATTGTCCAGACCTCTCACAAGCACGTCCAGAAATTCCAGATCGGCAGACATCTTAAAACCTCAGATCAATCGGAAGAATCGTAGCGTCCTGGCCAGAGCCAGGACTATAAACCGTTTTAGAGGGTAGGTATTCATCCAAAAATCGCCTTCATTGCGGCTGCTATGTCTTTGTGATACTGATCTTCGTTATCGAGAAGCGGTTGACGGAGGTAGTTTGGCCCGGTGCCGGCATGACTGGGCGTGTAGTTCTGGCTCTCGTGGAGCCAGGCAGCTTGTGGGGTATTGAAGCTGATCTCCGCCCCCTTCTCCTGCTCCGTCACTGTAGCGGAATTGCGGGTCTGGCTGCTCTCCACCGGGCAGAGGTTCACCGCTTCGCCCTTAATGATTTCAGCCGTCATCTGGGCCGTCTCGAGAGCCGCCTGCTGAGCTGCGGCTATGAGGCGAGGGGCGTTCCATTCTACTTTAGGCATTAGCCTAGCCTCACAGTCCGGAACTGCTCGCCCTCAAAATTCTTCGGCGCATCAACAGCTATCACAGGATAGGTTATGCCGCCTTTCGTGATTGCGTCGCCTTTCGAAACTGCCGATTTTGTGAGCACGACGGCGAGCTGCTGAAGCTCTTCCTTTTCGGCAGTCCTGATCATTTTTTCCTCGATGAACCAGATGAGAGAGATGGTGCTGTCGGTATAGGTTGGATCGCCGTATTGGTCGATAGAGGCCCGAGCCCGCCAGGTAACATCCTCCATCAGGCCTCCATAGGCATCGAGAAGGCTCATGCAGCCTCGACCATGCCAGCCAGCCAGAAGCGGAGCTTTTCCCTCGCCTTCCTGGAGAGGAGCCTTGGGACCGGCGAGTCTTCGAACGTCTCTGAGAGCTTCCCACCGAGGTTGTAGCTCTTCACGCCCTGCTCCCTCAGCTCCTTGCGCCCGGATGCCCCTTGCTTCAGGATCTCCAGGGCTTCCAGGCAACAGGCATCCAGGACTTCTTGAGGGACTTCTGAATAGTCTTCCTCACTCTGGAAATTCGTCTCTGAGTTGGCAGGAATTGTCTGCGCTGCCCTGTCTGGAATTCTCGGGTATGCTCGGACCTGCGACTCATCATCAGCATACTTGCAGCCCTTAAGCGGCAGCATGTCAATGTTATCCGAAGCCTCGACCAGGGCAGCGCTCTTCTGATCCGCGGTTGCCGCGGTCCATGCAGCGATGAACGCCACATGAGCAGCCAGCCACGTGGCGGAGGCTGCTGGCTGGACATAAGCATCTATATCAGTCATTATTATTACATCCTATAATAAAATTAGTAGGCCGGAGCCTACACAATATACCAGACTTTCACAGTTCCGCCATTCAGGGCGCTATTCAAGTCCACTGTATTCTGACTAAGGACGGTACTCGATACAGTCACAGTGGCAGCAGTGGCCTCTTTTGTGTTTGCAAGCGCGGTCAGGAGCACGGTATTGGTAGCCAGTAGCGTATTCAGGCCCAGGAGATCGTTGTATCCGAGGTCGAAGGTCTTAGCGGCATCGGTGGTTGCATTGAGGCTCGTGATGGAAGCAAAAGCTTTGGTGGTGCTCTTTGTGCTGCTGGAAGATGACCAGGACACTTTTTCGGAGATTGAAGAGCCTGCTATGTCAGTGCCGTTGAAGTAGACATCCCCGGTGAAGCTCGCGCTCGGTGCGATGCTGATTCCCCTGGCCACGTCCGGAGTCGGATCATAGCCAGCCGTGATGAGCTGAGCAGCGGTCTTGCCGACCGTGGTATTACAGCTCAGGTCGTTGTAGATCTGGGTGGTGTTGGCCGCGGCGGGCGTGGTGATGGTCTGGACTGAGATCTCTGCTTCTGCATTCATTCCAGCCATGCTATTCAGGACGCCACCGGGATACCTGGTATCTTGGGCTGCTGCAATCCCTGCAATGAGGCAGAGGGCCAAAAAGAGAGAAAGTAGTCTCATCATCTCACCTCACGGCACCAGAGCCGCGAACGGGAACCTCGTTCCGTCTGTCTGGTTGACCAGGTTCTTCGGGTTCGGGAGAGCCCAGCCCATCCTGAATGTAACCCTCAGAGCAACCATATCATCCTGGAAGAGGTTGTAGACCAGGTTTCCAGATGCATCATGAATGGAGGCTTCGGTAGCAATCTTCCAGGTAATATCTCGCCGGATACCATAGATTGCCTGCGACCAGTCGCCGCATATCATGAGGGCCTTGGAAGCATCATAAGCCCCGTTGTTGGGGAATGTGAGCGGCATTCCACAAATCCGATAATCATTGGCTGCTTTCATGTCCTGCATGAAGAGGAATTGACCGTCTGTTGCCCGGAGCCCCCGGAGCTTGCCCATCATTGAGATAGCAGCAAGTGCGCCGTTATTGATGTAACCGTCCTGCTCCACCAGAGAGAGGAGCCCATTATCGGCCACGATTGCGCCAGCCATGTCGGAGAAGGTCTTTCCGCTTCCAACAGAGTCAGATACGTCGATCGTATTGCCTGCGGCTACTGCTTTAGTCAAGATGCCATCTGGCCATGTCGCGGGCGCGATATCTCCAGAACTATTGAAGAGAATCGACTGATCCACCAGGACGCCGATCGCTTCGACCAGCCTGGGCTTGACCATCCCCCATAGATCGAAGTTCTGGCTTGCCATGTCGTCGATTACGCTTTCCGGCACGGGCACTATTACGGCAGCCTCTTCGACATACATCGTGACGCCGCTCCACTGCTGGTCAGTGGTCTTCTTGGTGTTGGTCGCACCCCTAGCGGCAGCTACCTCAGATACCCAATACGCCGTCGGAAAGGCATTCATCATTGGGATCTTGAGGGTCTTTGCGTTGAGCGGAGGGAGCTGCTTCATCATCCGCATGCAATAGCTCTGAGTTGGGAGAGCCTCGATTATCTGGTTGCTGTACTCATCTGGCAGCAGGAATCCCGAAGCATCGGCCCTGCTGATATACTGATCATAGTCACCCATCTTAGTTACACCTCGAAAAATTTATCTGCCGGTTCTGCCAGTCGCTGCCAAGAATGCAGCATTGAACGGATTTGGGGCCTGGTTGCCGCTTCCCTTCGGAGTTGGCCCGCCTGCTTTGTCTAAGCCTCGGTTTTTGGCCCATGTCCTGGCATCTTCTTCGATCTCTGATTCTGTCGAGCCTCGGAGGCGGTCCCAATCGGTCTCAGGAATGTTGTTTTTCCGGCCATGCTTGGCCTGCCACTTCTCGCGATCCCTCGAGAGCTTCAGAGAGTCTCGTTCGGCCTCGGCTTTCGTCCTGGCATCACGCTCTCGCTGGATCTCGCTCTTGGTGGCTTCCTGTTGCTTGTCCCACTCGTCTGCCTTCTTCTTCAGATCGGCCATCTTGGCTTCATTATCCCGCTTCTCTCGAGCAAGAATTGAGTTCAGCTCGTCCTGTGTGAAGGTCTTGGCAGTGGTCTGCTGCTGAGTTTGAGCAGCGCCCGAAGCTCCTGCTCCGGTCGGTTGAGTTGTGTCGTCTGGCATTTTCATCACCCGTTGAAAACCCGCAACGGTTCGGTGATATTCGGATTATTATCGCGAAAAATATTTTATACTGTTACTTTTTCTTCGGGATGACTTCGCCTTTCGTCTTGGTGCCCTTTTGAATTTGGACTGGTTGCGTTGGTCCGGTGGAAGACGCTCTTTTCGTTGGAGCCAAGGACTTCTGCGCTTCTTTCGGCTTGTAAGCATCTAAGCGCTGCTTGAGATCAGCATCCGGCTGCTGGCCCTTGTTCCGCGCTTCCCATTTCGCCGCAAGCCTGTCAATTTCGGCTTGCCTTGCCGCCTCGCCCTCTTTGCCCTGCAGCCTTCCCAGGAAACGATCTTTTTCTTCGGGAGCCAGTGAGAGTACATGCAGACAGCCAACGTGAAACACCCCAGAGCCTCTCGCTTCATCCACAGAAGGATACTCGTTATTCGTACCGGACAAGCTCAGAGTCTTGCCTTCCCACGGCAGGCATTTGGGGCAAGCGCCCGAATGACCAGAGAGCCTTACCAGATCATAACCGCGCTCCTGGAATCGGTTTATAGTACCCTGACGGAAAGCGCCATTGGTGGTCTCTTGCGCCAGGACCTTTGCATAGCGGCGCATGTCCCATTCATGGCCCGCCTTATCAACAAAGCCAGTAATACCGCGCTCAGCCAGATCCTCGCGTATGCGCTGCGCGGTCTGGCGGGTCGTCTGATAGCCGATGACGCTCCCTTTGGCGTGCTCAAGTGCAACAGAGCGGAAAACGTCATCTACTCGCCTGCCCACCACGGAATTGACATCTTGGAGCCTGCTGTATGCGTTGTCCGCCAGGATTTCGACCGCTTGCTCGTGAATTTTTCCAAACCCTGCTAATACTTTGTTTCCAGAGAGTGGATCTTTATCTGCCCAGGCCATCCCCTTCATGTAGCTGGCTGGGATCGCTTCGGTGCACCAAGTTCGGGATCCGGTCAGGAGGTCTGCCCGGAGCTGTCGGACTCTTTGCAGAACCGTCTTTTGCCAGGCCAGCGAATAAGACTCCGGATTCTTGAGCAGGAGCCGATTGATCTCCTTTAGCATCTCTCGTTCTGCCTCATCGTAGAGCTTGATGAGGCGTTGGGCCTGGGCGTCACTGAGCGGCTGACTGGGTGGCATTCTCCTCCAGACCAGGCAGTTCTATTGTGGGGGCGGCTACAGCCTGCTGCTGGGCCTCGACCTTCAGCTTCTCCACGGCATCAGCCAGGGCCTTGCCTTCCAGCTTGAAGAGCATCTTGAGGGCCATCTCGTTCCAGATCAATCCTTGGGCCTTCAGGACAGAGACATTCTGCACGGTCTCATTGAAGTCTTCGGGAAGGCCGTCCTGCCAAAGCACGGAAACGGTTTGCAGAGGCACTGAATTGGTATATCCTCGTGCGTTCTCAAAGGCGGTAAACGTCTTCAGCTCTGCCTTGATCGCCGGATCATCTACTAGCTTGAGCCTGTCCACCTTCTTGAGTGGCACGAAGAGCATAAGCCTCAATGCCGTACCTGACGCCTGCGCGCCCATTTTCGACGGCTCAAAACAAGCTTCGCATGTTTCAGAGAGTGCATAGAGCTGCTGGAGGTCGGTCTGGAACTCCTTGAACGCTGCCTCGAGCTGCCCCTCCCAGGTCACATACCCAGGATCTGCCGCACCCTTGATGCGCTCCAGGACCTTCTTATGAGAATCATAGACGACCGCACCGGTTTCGGTCTTGGTGAACGCCCCGGAGTCTTCAGGCAGCACCAGGAGCGGCTCACTATGCACATCCAGGATCCGGCCCACCCGGGTGAGCCTGGACTCCATCCGCTTGATGATGCTATCGAGGTCGTGATAGTCATCCACGAGCGCCCCCGTGGACGTGGCCAGGTTCTCCACCACA